CCAGCATCCCTGATGCTCAACCCCGTCCACGCCAGTCCCGCCGCTTATCCACACCGGGTCCACCAGCACCGACGCCGGGTCGGCATCATCCTGCTGGTACAGCACCGCGTACCGGTCAGGGGTTTGAGATTTCACATGGGAAAGCTGCTTCCAGTTCAACCGCCTCGGATACAACAGGCACCCGACCGGCCAAGGGTCACCATCCAACCGGTGATTCTTCTCACACCGGTCCTCGTAGTGGGCCTTGTAGGCAAGGTGGTGGTAGCGGCGGCCACCTAGTTTCAGTTCCTCGGGTACATCTGCTTCCCAATCTTCGTCTTCGTCCATGACGACCTGTTTGTCCAACGCATACCGGTAGATGTCGTCGCCGGCCATTCTCTGACCCTGCAACACCAGCAGCCCGCCGGGTTCCAAACGGGTTTCAGCCACCTCATCCCACCAGCGTTTCAGATCCTCACGGGCCTCAGCGGTTCGCATCTTCCGAGGGTCATACAGGTCGTCCCAAATAATCAGATCGAACCGGCCGCCGAGGAAACCGGAGTCCACACCGAAGCAAGTCCAGGTGGGTTCCTTCTCCGACACGGGAATGTCGCCTTCCTGAGCGACGGTGAACTGGTCGCCCCGCCAGACTTCTTTCACATCCGGCTTGAACCGGCCGTACTCGCCCAGCAGGGTGACCTCAGCGTCCAACGCCAACCCGAGTTTCAGGTCTTTCGCTTCGGCCATGACCGGAATCGACCGCTCAAACTCGCCTTTCAACCGTCGCGTGTACCATTCGGCCAGCCGGTTGGTGTGCGAACCGATCATCCCGCGGATCGTCCGGTCCCGCACCGTCGCCCACGCTGGCAGAATCCGCGTGAAAAACGTGGACTTGCCGGACCCGGGCGGGGCGTTTATCACCACATATTCTTCCTGCGGTGACGCTTGTAGCTCCATGATCCTCGACGTAGCCTCAACCTGCCACGGCATGAGGATCAGCCCGAAATACCTCCGGGCGAAAACCTCAATGTCATCGTAGGCTTCCCTGGCTTCCGGGGAGAGGTCGTCGTAGGGGATGACCGCCGGGGTGCGAGCCTGATCGAACGCCTTTTTGGCGGCCCGGCCGACCGCTGAACCAATACCCTTCTCGAAATCGGATGCGGCCCGGTAGGAGACTCCGATCTTTTTCGCAGCGCCGTACATGGACAGGCCGCCGTCGCGTAGATCCTGGTAGCGGAACCATGTCGCTTCGTCTATTGCCCGGCCGGAAGTCACGGCTCATCTACCCAAACAACGAACGTAAAGCCCGGCCAAGGAGCCACACTAGGAACGCTACACACAACGGGGCTACAGCGAGGAACGTCACCGCCACCCAATGCTGGGGTTTCAACCGCACGCCTCACATATTTCAGGGTTCTCGATGCCACATTCCAACGGTTCGTCCCCATCCCACATGCCTTCCCATTCGGTTGGCCGTTCTTCGACATGCTCCCGGTCTGGTCCGGGTGGCAGGTCGGGGTGTTCCCCCATCATTTCAGGTGGCAGCGTGTCGCAGGCGTTTTCGTAGGCTTCTCGTTGTTCCGGGGTTTCACCATCCAACGCGGTGTGGAAAGACAAATCCTCCACCGCTAACCACCTTCAAGTTCTTCCAAGCTGATAATGCTTTCATCAAGCACCACCATCTCATCCCCTACTACCGGATGAGGATCATCCACACCCGAACGAATCGGCTTGCCCCGCAAGATGATTACGTCATAACCCTGTTCAGAAGCAAGGCGTGAACCGTAAACACCCAACAGCGAATAAGCGTCCTCACCTTCGTCAATCATCTTCCGATAATCGAAACCGGGGAACCGTTCTTCAAGTTCGGTTAGCAGACGCTCAACGTACTCTTTCGTCCGTTCACCCTCGCCCCGCATGAGGCGTCCCCATTCGGCGTCATCCAACAAGTGTCTCAGCGCGCTGACCCCGGCGTCAGCCTCGTACTCATCACCCCTGAACACCGCTCTTTCAGGAATGGTCACCTTTGCCTGGGGAACCTCCAACGGGTTCTTCGGCATAACCGTGGCATAAACGGGTTCCCCGAGATCGCTATGAAGCGACACCCCGCCAGGAGGCGCTTCGTCTAACGGGGTGACATACAACCCTTGCGGTTTACCTTCGGTAAAAGCCCCCGTGCCGGGTTCCGCATGGCGCACAATCCGAATCTCCCCGCCACCCTTGACCGCGGCTTCCCCGGTTTCGCGGGCCACACCAGAAGCAGCAGACCCTCTGAGCAAGCCTTCGATGTTGCCCGCCTGGACAACCTCAACGCTTTCAGAATCCAACCAAACCATCGCCTCATGCAAGTGACCCTTACCGACCCGTTTCCCCCCCGTGTACCTGAAAGCATCAACGCCCGCCTCAACCAGATTGTCACTCATATCTTGGAGGGTGTCTATGAACTCGGTGCTTGGCTGCTCCGATTCTGCGAACACCCGAACCATTTTCCGGTAAAAGTCCTCAAAGGTCGATGCAGGGTCATCAACAACGCTGACCAGTTCGTCCCACTCGCCTATCGGCAAGTAATCTGTCACCCACGACTGATCCAAGGAACCCACAGTGGAACGGGCGACACCGCGCACCTCGTCGGGCATCGTCGCTTCCAAATCCAAGACCCGTGGCGGGTTCTCCCCGCGCCAAACCACGTTGTAGATAAGACGCTCACGGGGTTCAGAACCGGGCGTTCCCCCAAGCGGCCGATTCTGCGGCCGAGTCTTCTTCCGTGAATACCCAGCCGCCACGCTCATATCGTCGGTGGTGTAAACCCCCAACCCGAACAAAGCCCGCTCATCGCCGTGCCCAGCACTAAACGTATCGAATCTTTGGGAACTGCCATGCCACATCGGTTTGTCTACAACCCCCGAAGCGGCTGGGGCGGCCGTTTCTTCCAGGGATTTGATAACAGCGCGGGCCTCTGCGTCTGTCCTGGCTGCGGCTTCCCCGGTTTCGCGGGCCACACCAGAAGCCTCGACCCTCATCGGATTCCCGGTGAAAGTAGGAGACTCATCCACAGTCGCAGCGAGATAATCCCCGTAACCAGAATGAGTACCTAGCGCCTCATTCAGATCGTCGTATGACATACCCGGGAACAACTCAACATCTGCCCCCTCCGTAGTGAACCGAACAGTCGCAGGGGCATCCCCAAGTTCAGCACCCAACAGATCACTAAGAGCCTTATTTTCTTCCGAACCGAACCGGTGCAAAGGAGTACCCTCCGCAAACTCGCCTTGCCCGAAACGATTTTTCCGATACCACCCAGGCTCGAACCTGTTGTTCACAACCCCACCGAACCCATCGAACGGCAACCACCTACCCTCCATCCCGCTGTTAGCCCCCGTAGACCGGTAGAAGGGTTGAAGCGAACCGTCTGCTTTTCTAACCAACACAAAGGGACGGTCAACATTCCCCAACGCCCAAGAAGGCGCAGCCGCACCTATTTCTGAAACCGTCACCCCTTCCCCAATGTTGCGCGTAGGGGCAAGACGCGCATCACCCAAAAACCCCTGCGACCGCAACAAACCAGGCGTGAGATCATCCCCAACGCGAACTACGGCCGACACAGCTTCGGCCGCCTCATCAACACCCCTGACGGCCCGCCAGCCGGCCTTCGCCAAATCTGCGCCCTTCGCGACGATCTTCCCGCCGGGAATCGGCACCGGATCGGTCGGCCCGAGAGGACCGATAACGCCGCCAAGACCAAGAACTTCCAAATCGCCGCCCAGCAACGGCATCAAAGCATCCTTCAAAAAGTCTGCTGTCTTCGCCATCTCCTGCGGGCCGATCATCAACCCGCCGCCAGAAGGAAGATCCTCTACGTCCGACACCCCCGGAATCAGGTCTGCAACTGAGTGACTGAACCACCAGTTCACCAAATCACCCCAGCCACCCCGAGGGTCAAAAACCGGCTGGTCAGGGAACATGGCTTCCAAATCAACCGGAGGGGCAACAGTCGCAAAGTCCGGGTCGAACACCCACTCGCCCTCTGCACTAACCGTCGGATGCACCGGCCCGGCAACACCAGTCCCAGGAGGCCCACCCGGAGTCACCGTCCCAGGAGGCCCATAGTTCGGAAACGTCACACCAGCCCTTGCAGGCTCAACCCAACGGCCCTCCCCGGAAACAACCGGATGACCAACAGACGGAGAACCAAGATGAGGCACGCCGCCAACAATACACCCCGACCGGCTGCTAACATCCAAACACCAGCCAACCAAAGCTGGCGTCGCCCTGCCCGCGTCGTTCGCCCGTCAGAAGGGCTACTGCCCCCGCGTCCGTGAACACACCGGAGCGGGGCAGGATCAAACGTGGCCGCTCGAATCCGCAGTCGAACCGTACTGAAAACGGCCGGGAGGAAGCCCAGGGAAA